TACTATATTATCAACTGATAAAGATTTCTTACAATTGATAGATAAGAACATTAGAGTATATTCTCCAACTAAAAAGAAAATGTATGATGAAGAAAAAGTCTTAGAGGATTATGGTATAACTTCTAGAAACTTCTTACTATACAGAATTTTAGATGGAGATAAATCTGATGGTATACCTGGTATAAAAGGTGCTGGATTTAAAACATTGATAAAGATGTTTCCATTCTTTACATCACCACATCAACATTCAATAGATGATTTGATAAAAAGTGCTACGGTACAAAAAGATAAATTTAAACTATGTAATGAGATAGTAAAATCAAAAGACCAATTGGAATTAAATAAATTATTGATGGATTTAGATGATTTAAATATATCTGGTAATTCAAAATTAAAAATACAAAACATTATGGGGCAGCCTATACAGCGATTAATTAAACATAAATTTCAAAAGATGTTTTTGGAAGATAAATTATATACAGCCTTACCTAATTTGAATAGTTGGTTACATACCACTTTCAATAGATTAAATAGGATGGCGGAGAACACACATGGGAAGAAAGCGTAAATACTATACAGAAGAAGAAAAGAAAGAAGCCCAACGAAAGTGGCAAATGGAACACTATATGAGGAATAAGGAAGAACTTAAAGCCAAGGCCAGAGAACGCTATAGAAAGAAAAAACAACAAGAGTTCTATGATAAGAAAATACAAGATATGTATGGAAATTTGGAATGAATATTGATTATGAGGTTTTAACAAAGTTTACAGATGTTAATGAATTAGATGCTGCCTATCACGAAGTATCCAATAATTTACAAGAAACTGATATTGAATATGGTATTGATATTATTTTCCAATATTATCGCAAACATGGATTTCCTTATGTGAGTATTAGAGAAGAAGAGAAATACGAACACATGAGAAAGTTACAGAAGTTTGATATTGATAGTATTTTTATGAATGATAAGATAATACAAACCATGCACGGATTAAGATTAGCATGGACATACTTTCCTCATTGGGTTGATGTACAATGTGGTACTTCTAAAATAACACCAATGGAAGCGTTTAAAGATGATAATAAGTTTAGGTCAATTATTAAAAAATGTTGGAAGTGGTGTACTACTAATTATGGAAACGAAGATAGTATTAAAAATACATTTCACGAAAATAGATTACGACAATCATTAAAGATTTATACTGGTGTTCAGGCAGTGAGTAATTTCAGACCAACAGCTGCTAAAACAATATATGAAAATTTCGGTGGCGATGGGACAATATGGGATATGTCTTGTGGATGGGGTGGCCGATTGTTAGGTTTTTTATCCGCTAAAAATACCAAACATTATATTGGTACTGAACCATCCACTAAGACATTTGATGGTTTGTTAAAAATGAAAAAAGATTTTGCTTATTTGGGAAAACAAGTTGATATATATTGTAAAGGAAGTGAAGTATTCAAGCCAAAAAAAGAATCACTCGATTTATGTTTTACTTCACCACCGTATTTCGATACAGAAAAATATGCAGATGAAGATACTCAAAGTTTTATGAAATATCCAACTCAATCAAAATGGATTAATGGATTTTTGCAAAAAACTATTGAGAATTGTCATCAAGGACTAAAAGAAAATGGTTATATGTTAATTAATATCGCAAACACACCAAAGTATAAATTCATAGAAGAAGAAACCATTCGTATCGCCAAGGACTTAGGGTTCAAACAAGAAGAAACAATAGAATTAACATTATCAAGTATTATGGGAGCAGGATACAAATATGAACCAATATTTGTATTTAAAAAAGTATGAGTGAATCACTAATACAATATGGAACTTCATTTCAAAGTAAATTAATAGTTAGTTTAATGATGAATGTGAAGTTTATGAAAACCATTATTGATATATTGGATGTCAGTTATTTTGACTCTGATGCGAATAAGTTTTTAGTAAAGTCTATCAAAGAATACTTTGTAAAATATAAATCATCTCCAACCATTGAGGCACTCAAAGTAATGATTGATGATGTGCAGGCAGATGTATTGAAAACAAGTGTGGTTGATTCATTACGACAAGTATGGACACATAGAGAAGCAACAGACTTGGAGTTTGTTCAAGAAAAGGCATTGGAGTTTTGTAAAAATCAAGTTATGAAGAACGCAATTATGCAATCGGTTGATTTATTAGAACAACAAAACTATGATGAGATTAAATCTATGATTGATGGTGCTATGAAAGCTGGTGTGGAACGAGATATAGGACACGAATATATTACAGGATTAGAAGAACGATTGTCCAGTACCACAAGAGTAACACAACCTACAAAATGGGATAGTGTGAATGAATTGATGGATGGTGGTTTGGCTGGTGGCGAGTTAGGTGTTATTGTAGCTCCTGCTGGTATTGGTAAAAGTTGGACATTACAAGCCTTGGGTACAGAGGCAATCAAACAAGGTAAAACTGTAATATACTACACATTGGAATTGAATGCACAGTATGTCGGTTTAAGATACGATACAATCATTAGTGGTCAACCAACAGGTAATTTACAATACTATAAAGAAGATGTAATGAAGGCCATTGGTAAATTAAAAGGTGATTTGATTATTAAATATTATCCAACAAGAACTGCTAGTGTAAATACATTGATAGGTCATATGCAACAATGTGAAATGCAAGGTATCAAAGCTGATATGGTGCTGGTGGATTATGCTGATATTATGAAATCAACATCTAACTTTACAGAAAAACGACATCAAATTGGTCATGTATATGAGGAACTAAGAGGTATGGCTGGTGAGTTTGATATTCCAATATGGACTGCTTCACAGGCTAATCGTTCATCATTAGAAGAGGATGTTATTGATGCCAGTAAAGTATCGGAAGATTACTCAAAGGTTATGACAGCAGATTTCGTTATGAGTATGAGTAGAAAAGTAGAAGATAAGATTGCACATACTGGTAGGTATCATGTAATTAAAAATAGGTTTGGTCCAGATGGTATCACATTCCCTGCTACCATTAATACTAATACAGGAACTATAGAAATATACGACACAAATACACATGGGGGTAAAGAAACACAAGGTAAAATGAACAATGCTGATGAATATATTAGAAAAACATTGGCACAAAAGAAGAAAGATTTTGATGGTGGTGGGTTTGAATAAAACTATGAAGAAAAACTTTTATAAAACTTGAAAAATTTTGGTATAAGGTGGTTACAATCACATATATATTATAGTTATATTAGGTGAACAAATAAGGAATTAAAATGTTAAAAAATAAATTTAAGTTGTCGGACAATTTTATAAATAAATATAAAAGAAGAAAGGCACCATTTGGTTTTAATGGATTAGGTGAATTAGTTTATATGAGAACTTATTCTAGAATTAAAGAAGATGGAAAGAACGAGAGATGGTGGGAAACCGTACAAAGAGTAGTAGAGGGAACATATACAATGCAAATGAATTGGATTGATTCACATCAATTGGGTTGGAATGCATGGCAGGCTCAGAAGTCAGCACAAGATATGTATGAACGAATATTTACAATGAAATTTTTACCACCAGGTCGTGGATTATGGGCTATGGGAACTTCATTAACAGAAGATAAAGGTTTATATGCCGCACTAAATAATTGTGCGTTTGTCTCAACAAAAACAATAAAAGAAGATTACTCAAAACCATTTTGTTTTTTAATGGATGCAAGTATGTTGGGAGTTGGGGTTGGATTTGATACAAAAGGTGCAGGAGAAATAGTTGTTAAAGGAGTAAACAAAAATAGGGATGAAACTACATTTGTAGTACCAGATACTCGTGAGGGTTGGGTTGAATCCCTACAAGTTTTACTTGATAGTTATTTTCATGGAACAGGAAAAATTAACTTTGATTATAGTGAGGTAAGATTAGCTGGCGAACCAATCAAAGGTTTTGGTGGAGTTGCTAGTGGACCTGAACCATTACAAGAAGTTCATGAAACCATTACAGAAGTTTTAGAAAAAAATAGTGGAAAAGATATTACAATAACCACTATTGTTGATATTATGAATTTAATTGGTAAGTGTGTTGTGGCAGGAAATGTTAGAAGGACAGCAGAAATAGTATTCGGTGATCCACACTCCGAGGAATACTTAGATTTAAAAAATTATAAAGTAAACCCAGGGAGAGAAACATATGGATGGACATCTAATAATAGTATATTCGCTGAATTGGGTATGGATTATACTGCCGCTGCCGAACGAATTGGCGATAATGGTGAGCCTGGATTTGCGTGGTTAGAAAATATGAGAAAGTATTCTCGTATGAAAAATGGTGGGGATAATAAAGACCATAGAGTAATGGGTGGTAATCCTTGTTTAGAACAATCATTAGAGAGTTATGAGTTATGTTGTTTAGTAGAAACATTTCCAGACAATCACGATGACTTTGAAGATTATGCAAGAACACTAAAATATGCATATCTATATGCAAAAACCGTAACATTGGGTAGAACACATTGGAGTGATACCAATAGAGTTATGTTAAGAAATAGAAGAATTGGATGTAGTGTAAGTGGAGTTGCTCAATTTATTACTAATAGAGGTTTAAATGAATTAAAAGATTGGTTAAATGATGGGTATGATGTTATTCAAACTTGGGATGATATGTATTCAGATTGGTTTGCTGTTCCTAAGTCAATCAAAACAACAAGTGTTAAGCCAAGTGGAACTGTTTCGTTACTAGCAGGAGCTACACCTGGTTTACATTATCCAGAATCAAGGTTTTATATTAGAAGAATGAGATTGTCAAAACATTCAGAGTTATTAGAACCTTTGGAAAAGGCGGGTTACAAATTAGAACCAGCGTTTGGTTCAGAAGATACAACAATGGTTGTAGAAATACCTGTAGATGTAGGTGAGGGGATTAGGACAGCGGCTGAACTTTCGATTTGGGAACAATTCGGTTTAGCCGCTTTTCTTCAACGACATTGGGCAGATAACCAAGTAAGTTGTACCGTTACATTTAATCCAGAAACAGAAAAAGACCAAATTGCTCCAGCTCTAAACTATTATCAATATCACTTAAAGGGTATTAGTTTATTACCAAGACACGATTATGGTGCTTATAAACAGATGCCATACGAAGCAATTGATGAAGAAACTTATCATAAAGAAGTGGCTAAGTTGGGTAAGTTATATTTTGGTGTGATTAAAAATGAAGAAGCCGAAGTAGATAAGTTCTGTAATAATGATTCTTGT